ACGCACTGGAGAGACTAGACCCATCGCTATACGCGCACATCTGGGAGGGCCAATTTTGGGAAAGTTCACAAGCCCAAGTGTTTAGCGGCAAGTATGTGCAGCGCGAGTTTGTGCCTACAAAAACTTGGGACGGCCCTTACTTCGGGCTGGACTTCGGGTTCTCGCAAGACCCAACAGCCGGCGTCAAGTGCTGGGCAAACAACGGTGATTTGTACATTGAGCACGAACTTTATGTGCAGCACCTTGAAATCGACGACACAAGCAAAGTTATGATTGACCTTTTACCAGGCGTAGAAAGCCACACGGTACGCGCCGACAACGCCCGGCCCGAGTCAATCAGCTACCTCCAGCGTCATGGTATAAGGAGAATAGTGTCGTGCAAGAAGGGTCCGGGCTCAGTGCAGGACGGCATAGAATTCATCAGATCGTTTGGCAAAGTCATCATTCATCCGCGATGCAAAAACACTTTGAAAGAGTTTAATCTGTACAGCTACAAGGTGGACCGCTATTCAGGTGATATACTTCCTAAAATCGTAGACGCTGACAACCATGCTATTGATGCGATAAGATACGCGCTAGAGCCTATCATGAATGGCAAAATTACTAACTACGGGAACATATTGTAATGGCCAGCTTCCCAAAACTATTCGCAGACGGCATCACCAGCCTAACTAACAAGCTGGCGAACCGGCGCAACGTGCACAACAACAACCGCATGACCAGCACGCGGGTAGACTCTGACGAGCTGCGGGCGATCTATAAGACGGGCGTGGGTAGCAAGATCATTCGCATCAAGTCCGGCATTGCGTTGAACGAAACTTTGCAATTTGAGAACACAATAGACAAAGACTATTACGAGACACGATTACAGCAGCACGTCAAAAACACCTGCAAGTTTATGCTGGCGTTTGGCCGTGGGATCATTGTCACGCAAGAGCCTGGCGCCGACCTTAGCTCACCCCTGCCAGTAATTGACGATTACACGAACGTGCGCTGCTTGGTGTTTAGCGGCGACATGGTGTACATCCAGAGCGTCGAGTACAACCTAAATAGCCCCAATTACTACAAGCCAAAGTTCTACAGCATACGCGGGTTCACAATCCACCCGAGCCGCGTAGTCGATATGACTTACGTGCAGCCGGTTGAGCTTGACGCGCCCGAGTATTTCTTTGGCGGCATATCTGAATTTGAGCTTATCCGCAACGAGCTGGTAAGCGATCAAATCGTACAGCGTGCCGTGCCGGCCATACTCGAAAAGTCATCAACAGTTTTCTACAAAGTCGCCGGGTTTAAAGACCTGCTCAACGACAAAAAAGAGGACGATCTGCTTCGGTACTTTGCCGGCTTAGAGGATCTGAGGTCGTCATACGGCGCTGGTGTCATCGACAAAGAAGACGAGGTTGTTACGGTACAACAAACCCTAAGCAATCTGGCAGAATCGGACATGATTACCTTGCGCCGCCTGGCTATGGTGACGGGGCTTTCACTGTCTACCCTAGTAGGTGAGCCGCCTAAAGGATTGAACGGCAGTGGCGAGGGCGACAGGCAGGTGGACATGCAAACCATCAAATCGCTGCAATCAGAGTATCTGCTGGACAAGATTAACCGGCTTATGGCTATGCACGGGCGCGGGCGCGTGTCGTTCAAAGAGAACCAGGGCCAGACTGACAAAGACCGCATTGGCCAAGAGACTGAGGTTATTAAAAACGCTCTTGTGCTATGGCAGATGGGCCTTGACTACGACAAGTACCTCATTGACAACGGCGTGACTGAGAATGACCCGTTTGAACAGATGTTTGGCAAGCCCGACGAAGACGAAGCGCCTACGCCTGAGCAGGGTGGCATGAGCCTAGAGGAACTGATGGGGGGCGACGATGAAACGTGAAGTCTGCTGTCCAAACGGCGCGAAAGTAAAGTCACCCGAGCCACCTAAGTCGGAGATCCGCCAATTCGGTAACGCCATAGAATACATGGTTGACCAGATGGCGCAGCGGTGGCGGACGCAGATATTCAAAGAGCTGAATCAGGATACGATTGCCAAGTTTGCGGACGCTAAACAAGAAGGCAACTTTGCCAAAGTGTTTCTAGCCATGGCCGCACGTGTGCAACGTAAGCTGCTAAAACAGTTTGACGGCAAGCGTCTTGACAAGATGACCAACAAGTACACCGGCAAGGTCAACCGGCGCAACCAGTCAGAGTTCTACCGGCGTGCGTCTAACGCCATAGGAATCAGTCGCGATGAGCTGGAGGCCACCGAGGGGCTTACTTTCCAGATAAATGCGTTTCAGGCAGAAACACAGCAGTGGGTAAAGAAGACCCGCGACGATACCCTACAAATGTGGACCAGCAACACGCTGCGGCTTATGGCAGAAGGCAAGGGTCTGCCGGAAATACTAAGCCAGTTTGATGACATGGTAGAAAAGCGCAAGAATCACGCCAAGATGGTTGCACGTACACAGATTGCGACGTTTAACAGCCTGACCACAAAGGCGCGGGCGCAGAACCTTGGCATTACAAAAGCAATCTGGCGCACAGCCGAAGACGAGAGAGTGCGCGGAAACCCTAGTGGCAAGTATCCTAACGCAAGACCCAGCCATTTTGCGCTCAATGGTGTAGAATTTGACCTAGAAAAAGGCGCACCAATAAACGGGCAGTTCTTGCTACCTGGCACGTCATACAATTGTCGCTGCGATTATGAACTAATTATTCCAGAGATGGAGCAATAACCGTATCAATTTGACACCATAGCCTTAGCATATTAAAATTGCGTAAACCAGTTAAAGGCTTTTATATGCCAACGATTCGCAAGCAGTTCTCTGATCTAGCTGTTTACTCAGATACAGCGCGCACTGCCGTGTCTGTGCGTGACGGCGTGCTTGAATACCTTGGCGCAGAGCTTGGCCTTGAGCCGTTGGATCGCGTGTTTACTGTCTACCGCTCGCCAGCAACGATTGCGAACGCTGCTTATTTAATGCCCGGCATCCCTCTAACAGACGGCCATGTGAGCATGGAAGGACCAGCGGCAGAGTCTGGCTCGCGTGTCGAGTCTTCTGTTGTCATTGACCAGATAGACGAGCCGACACACTCCCGGCTCGCTGTCCAGAACAAGCTAGCTGTAAGTGACGAGCTGCAAATCCTCTTAAAAGACAAGCATCAATTATCTCTTGGCTATGAAGCAGACCTTGTGCCACACAGCCGCTTTGACTTTGAACAGATAGACATACAACCCCATCACCTGGCCGCTGTCCCCGCTGGCCGTTGTGGTCCTCTGTGCAGCTTCTTAGACCGCAAACCCGATATACCACACAAGCCCTTGGAGGGCGATACCATGCCGAAGATTCACAAGGCGTTTAACGACGCCGAGGGTTCGGTTAGCCTTGATATGATCGTAGAAATTGCGACTGGATTACCCGAGGCTATCCGCAAAGTTCCCGTTGACCAGCTCGTTAAGCTTATGCCGGCGATGCAGGAAATTATGTCTTACGCCAAAGAGCAAAACATCATGCCTGCCGAAGAAGATGTGGCAGATGAAGACATGGAAATGGAAGACAAAGACATGGAGGACATGGATAAGGACATGGAAGACGCCGACATGGAAGAAAAGGACATGAAAGACATGAACGGCAAAGAAAACTACGCCGATTCCACCAAGTTTAAAGATGCCGTTGCTAGTGCGGTTAAAGGTCAGGTCCGCTTGTACTCCGAAGTAGTCAACAAGGCCCGCGACTTTGTAGACTCTGATTATAATTTCGTTGGCAAGTCTGCACGCACGGTTATGCGTGATGCATTGGCCACGCAAAGCCCTGACAAGTTTGAAGACTCAGAACTACCGGTGGCGTTCAAGTTGCTGCGTAAAGCAAGCGCCGACTATAAGCACTTTGGTGACACTGCGCCGGATTCCGGTTTGCTTTCTCGTATCTCTGACACTTTGGGGGAGAAATAACCCATGTCTTTTGCAAACACTGTACTCCAAGATAACCCGGATCTGGGCGCGGGCGAAGTCATTACCGCAAGCCCCTACAACGTATCAAGCTTTGAGACTTTTGAGAACGGCTTAATTGAAGGCCGCTTTGCAAAGTTTGACTCTGGCCGCGTTGACAACATGGACGGCTCTGGCACTCCGGTAGTCGTTGGCATTGTCAAGCGCAAGATTACCGGCGAGATCGGTACTGGCGTATACAGCACCACCGGCACCGCTATTGACTCGGTAGCAGAGATTATTAACTTTGGCTTTGCAACCGTCACCGTTACCGGCACTGCCGACCCTTCACGCTACGACCCCGTGCAATACATTAACGCAGCAAACGCTGACGCTGGCAAAGCCACCGAAGCGGCTGTCACTGGTGGCATTGTAAGCGCTGGCGACGTTGTATTCTGGGAACAGAAGTCAGCACTGGTTTGGCTTGTCCGAATCAACAAGTTTATTTAAAGGGGATTGACGAACATGAAGAATGACATCAAGCGAGTGCAGTCCCTTTACGGGGTTAAGTCTTTCGACGCGGCAGCACTGTACGCGAAGAAAAACTTTAAAGACGAAGGCGGCATTATTCTGGCGCGGAACTTGGAGCACGTTAGCGCCGAGATCTTCACGCAGGAATTTGCGGGCCTGACATTTCTACAACAGGGCATCACCCTGAACAACGAAGGCGGCTTCTCTACCTCAATTCGTAAGCTAAAGCTCAAGACCGTTGGCGGGTTTCGTGAGTCCGGCACCAACACCAACACGTCTGGCAAAATCACTTTGGAAGGTGAAGATGACAGCATCCCGGTGTTCACCAAAGAGGCCGAGTCCGACTACTCTGAAATTGAGTTGAAGCAAGCAGAGCTTGAGAACATTAACCTGCCAAGCCGCTTTTTTGAGGGCCACGCAGAGCTGTACAACCGAGAGCTGGACACCATCGGCTACTTGGGCCAAACGCGCACTGACGGCACGCAGAAGACCACCGGTCTGCTTAACCACGCTGGCTTTGCCACCGCCACCGCAGGCTCAACCGCTGCCGCTGCAACCGGCCAAGAGCTATACGACGAAATCGCAGAGCTGTTGACCAGTCAGTTCGCCGGCGTGCTGAACGTAGACACGTATATGGCTGACCGGGTTGTAATGCCTAACACCGTTTACAACACGACTCAAACCAAGATTTTAAACTCTGCCGGTTCTGAGATGACTGTTTTGAGGGCGCTACAGGCAAACTTTCCTGCCGTTACTTTCGGCCTGACCACGAAAGCGGTTAGCGTTGACGGCGCTTCTGTAACCGTAGCGTTTAGTTCTAACCGCCGGGCTATTCAGTTTCGCCTGCCAGTGCCTCTGAACGTTTCGGCTGTATCGCAACGCGGGTTTAAGTATTACGTTGAGAGCTTCTTCGGCGTAGCGGGCCTGGATGTTATCGAAGATGGCGCGGCCCGTTTCCTTACCGGTTTGTAACGCAAGGCCAGCCGCTTGTACAGGGCTGGCATTCTTGAGGTGACACATGCAAGATTTTAAACAGCGCGGCAGACCACGGGCCAAGAAGCAGGAGCCGGAAGCGGTGGAGCCTGTAACGCCGCCTATGCTCAAGAATGTATCGCAGCAGCGGCATGTCATGTACGGCGAGATCGTGCAGCCTGGTGCAACGTACGTGCCTACCGATGCGAACAAAGCTGACAAAATGGGCAGCAAGCGCATTGTTCGGGCTGTGGACATGGGTTATCTGGAGTGGGTGTAAAGCATGACAGTGACCGCCGACTTTAAAGCACGGTTTCCAGAGTTTGAGACTGCAACGGTAGATCAATACCTGCCGATTCTTGAACCGATTTGGCCGTGCTATTTTGGCGGCAGTTACGACGCGGCCTGTGATAAAGAAATTGTGCTGAACTTGTTGGCACACTTATTGGTTGGCGAGACATTGCCGGGCAGCGGTAACATTAAATCTGTGCAATCCAAATCAGTCGGCAGCGTGTCAATTGCCTACAGTCAAGGCATTGCGCCGGCAAGTGAGCGCAAGTCCTGGTTGCAGACTACACGTTACGGGGCCAGGTATCTGATGCTAACGTCGCGTAGCGCGGGCGGGGTGTTTGTATGACATTGACCCCCCAACAGATGATGGCCAACACGACCGCTTACCTGAAGAACTTGGAAAAGGCCAAGGCTGGCTTTGTGGCTGTCGGCCTGCCTGCTGAGGAAGTTGGCGGCACTATATACGGCGACGGCCAGACAGTCGCAACAGTGGGCGCACGGCACGAGTACGGTGTAGGTGTTCCGCGCCGCTCATTCTTGCGTGTGCCGTTCACGACAAAAAAAGACGACCTAGCCCAAGCCATTGCCACGCAGTTTGCAGATGTATTTGAACGAGGCAAATCGGCAGAGCAGGCGCTTGGGATAATCGGCACCATTGCCGTCAACATCTCTAAGGGTGCGTTTACGTCACGCGGTTATGGCGAGTGGCCGGACATTACGCAAGCGACCAAGGACGCCAAGGGCAGCAGCCAGGTGTTGATCGACACCGGCACCTTGCGCAACTCGATAACATACGTAGTGCGCGGCTTATGAGCAACATAGTTGACATGTCAGACGCGCTCATAGAGTGGGAGCAGCCAACGGTAATAAAGACCGTGACGAACACCACAGTGGACTTTGTGCCAGTGCTGACCGTGGTGGCCCGGTCGCAGTTGTGCGTGGTTCAAGTGGCTGAGAAGCAGAAGCTAAACCCGCAAACGATAGACTGGGCGCTCGAATATATCCTCGTTCACAGCCGCGCAGACATAGTGATCGGCGAGCTGATTGAAGACGACGGGCAAGACTACATCGTGACAGAACGTGGACCCTGGCGCGGCTATGGCTACTTTGAGGTCGTTGCTGCGGAAACTAACCGGCCATTGGTGGCGCCAACATGAATGAAGCACTGCGACTGACAGCGTTATTCGTGCGCGACTTGCTTAATTATGACGAGCAGTTAATTCGCATCGGTCGCCAAAATTACGAGATAGAAGATTTTACCATTGCGCATATTGG